AGGATTAAACAATGAAACGAATTGTAATTCATTGGACAGCCGGAGGAGCTGTCCCTAATTTGCATGAAAAAGAATGTTATCACTATTTGATAGATGTGTATGGAAAAATTTACAACGGTAAATTTGAACCGACCGCAAATGAGAAGTGTTATAAAGGTATGTATGCAGCACACACAGGGGGCGGAAATACCGGTTCAATAGGCGTTGCTTTATGCGGAATGATGGGCTTTAGAGATAAGAATAATATTGGTAATTATCCGATTACAAAAATTCAATTTGAAGCTGCAATGCAGTTATGTGCGAAACTTTCAAAAGCTTATAATATTCCCGTTACTAAAACAACTGTTTTAACTCACTACGAATTTGGTTTATTACACCCAAATACATCAAGCGCAGGGAAAATTGATATAAATTTTATTCCTCCGTATTCCTGGGTTGAAAAGCAAGAGGTCGGAAATTTTATTCGTACAAAAGTTAAATGGTATATGCAAAAAATTAAATAGGAGAATATAATGGAAAATTTTTATTATAATTTGTCAGGCGGTATAAACCAAGCTTCAACAAAGACGGAGTTGGGAATTTCTACCAAGAAACTATTTTGGGCAGATTCTAAAAATGTTGAAATTTATCAAAATAAGGGTATAATTCGTCAAAAAGGGAATGTTCTTTTTGCACAAATACCCGAACAAGAGTCGATAACTTCAATACACGAAATGAAATCAGGTTCTTTAATTCGACTTCTGATTTCAACAGAAAACGGTAATTTATATGTTTATGAGGAATCACATCCATTAGTTTTGTTAGAACGAACAATTGTATCAATAAACCCCGTTTTTACAAATTTTTTAGACGGTACGCTCGTTTCAAGCGAAAGCGATGCAATGTTTTTTATAAATAAAAATTTGGAAATTGAAGATTGTAATTTAAAAAAATCAAATAACACAGATGTATATGCAGCGGCGGTAACTGTTTATAAGGGCAGGGTTTGGGCTGCGGAAGGCGCAACGGTTTATTTTTCCGCACTAGGTAAATATAATGATTTTTCTACTGCAAACGATGCAGGTTATATAAATAATTTTTACACAGACACGGATGATATAACGGCTTTGAGTGTATATAAAGATTATTTGGCAATATACAAAGAAAAAAGAACTTATTTGTTGGGAGGTTCAAACCCTGAAAATTTTACTGTTATTCCGTTTGCCGATAAAGGTGCATATTCAAAGAAAGGTGTTGTTACGGTAAATAACAAACAATATTTTTATAACTCAGGAATTTATACACTTGAAGTCGGAGCATTAAATCAAATTCTTTTAGGCAGCGAGATTACAGGTAACATAAAAGAAGAATTTTCAAAATTTGATTATATTCGTAAAAATGAAGTTTTTGCCGTTAATTATGAGGCGAAAAATCAAGTTTGGTATTTTATTCCATACGCAAATGATGATTATTTCCATATAATTTGGATTAACGATATTATAAATCAAGCGTGGTATAAAAGGGTACTGCCTCAAAATATAACTTGCGCTTGTCTTTATAAAAACTTTATTCTTACTGCGGATAAAGACGGAAAAATTTATAAGGAATATGTCAATAATTCGTTTAACGGTGAACCTATAGAGTTTATGTGGAAATCGCCGTTTTTAGGACTTGGTAATCCTACAATAAGAAAAACTATAGATGAATTTTATTTCATTTTGGATGAAGCTCACGAGAATAATTTTAAATTTTCAGTTTATAAAAATTTTGATGCTGAAAATAAAGATGATATTGAACAAATTTATTCAAGTAATTTTGAAAATCTTGTTTGGTATAAATCGGATTTTTATTCCGATTTAAAGGATTTTTGGAGTGATGATGAAAATGAAGCAATTTGGGCATTAGATACAGAAGCGAAGTTCAAAGCAGAAATATCAGAGGCAAATTATTCTGTACAAATTTGTATAGAGGGTGATGAACTTGCTCATAATACAGCATTAATAGGCTTGCAATTTAAAGAAATTTATAATGAGGACTAGTCATATCTCAAACAGGTAAAAAAAGAAAGGAAACAAAGAAATGACAGAAAACGAAACACAAACAACACAAACAAATGCATATTCAGCATTTATTCCTCAAATTTGGAGTAAAAAACTAAATGCAATGTTAGAAAAAAATTGCGTAATGATGCAATGTGTAAACAGAAATTATGAGGGTGATATTGCAAATCAAGGTGATAAAGTAAAAATTATTACACCCGCTGATGTCGCAATTTCAACAGTTGGTTCAGAAAATATTTCTTACAGTGAATTAGAACCTACATCAACAGAATTAACAATTGACCAAAAGAAATATTTTGCATTTAAAATTAATGATGTTGCTCAGGCACAAGCAAATCAAGATATAATGACAGCTCATTTGGAAAGCGCAAGACGAGCAATTGAAGAAGTACAAGATTCATTTTTATTAGGAATGCACGCTGATGTAGATTCTGCAAATATAGTAGGTTCTGAAGCTTCTGCCGTAGAACTCGATAAATCAACAATTTATTCAAAATTTGTAGAGCTTGCAATGAAATTAAAAAATGCAAATGCTCTAACAGGTAACAAAAAACCTTGGGTAATTATTAATCCCACGATTGAATCGTACCTTTTACAAAGCACCGAGTTCATTGGCGCGCATAACGTTGCAGATGAAACGATAAGAGAAGGTGCAATAGGAAGAATTGCAGGCATGGATGTCCTTGTAAGTACAAATTTAACTTCAACTTCAGGTGTATTTTATGTTCTTGCAGGAACAAACGATGCGATTACATTCGCATCTCAATTAGCAAAAATAGAAAGTTTAAGAGATAAAGATTCCTTTGCTGATTTAGTAAGAGGTTTATATTTGTATGGCGCTAAAACAGTCCAACCAAAGGCTTTAGCAAAAATGGTGGTTCAAGATCCTGCTGAAGTGGACGAAACTGAAGAAACAGATAATACTGCATCTAATACAGGTTCGACAGAAGGTTCAGGCTCTACAACAGGTTCAGAAGTAGAAAACAACGAAACAAACAATGAACCAAATGGAGAAACAAATGGAGAAAGTGGTGGTGAGGACACTACTACCAATCCGTAATAAATTAAACTACCCGATGTTATTGTTGGTACATATTATCCCCGGCGCAGCAAGTCTGCGCCGTTGTTTTTAAGGAGAAATAATGTTTAAAAATTTTAAAAATACAATTACTGATTTAGCATATTCTGCGGTAAATTATGCGGAAAAAGCAATGGCAACAGCTTCCGGTAAAAAGAAAAAAAGAGCAGCGGTAGACTTTTTGGTAAATAAATTGGTTCTGCCGTATCCTATAAAACCATTTATAGTATTTTTCTTTAACAAATTTATTGATAAAGCAATAGAAAAAGCTGTTGATTGCATGAATCAAATAAAAAATGAGGATTAAAAAATGACAGAAGAAATAAAAGAAGCAACATCTTCAGCCGAGTCGGTTGAAAAATCTGAAGTGCAAGATAAAAATACAGAAGAAAATTCAAATATAAAAGCTCAAATTGAAGATAAACTTGATACAAAAATTGATAAAAATACTCAAAATCAAGAAAGGATAAATAATTTAAAAACCCAGACTAATATATTGCAAACGCTTTTAAATTCAGGTTTAATCAGTCAGCAGCAAGGACAAAATTTATTGAACCATATAATCAGGTCGGCACTTGGTGAAATAGTACAACAAAAGCCGATTGATGAGCCTAAAACCATTTTTGATAAGGGTAAAGCTTTTAAAGAATTTGAAAAAGATAATCCTGAATTTTTTAACTGTGATGGTCGTTCGGAAATTATGAATTACCTAAAATCAGATGATATTCAATTTGATAAAGATGAACTTTCTAAAATCGCAAAAATTGTTGAACAAGTTGAAAAATCAGCAATAGAAAGATATTTAAAGAAAGCAGCGCACGAAGAAAATTTAGCAAAATCAAATTCCGAGGCAAAGCAGCGCCTACAGGCAAACGCTCAAAAATCAAAAAGCGACGGAAAGAATAATATAACATTTACTCGTGAGCAAATCGGCAAAATGTCCAGTGCAGAATTTCTGGAAAATGAAAAGAAAATCATGGATCAGCTAAAAAAAGGGTTGATAAAATAGCACGAGGCATACAGGGCAAAAGCCCTGTATGCTATTTATAAATAAAGGAGGAAAAATGAACTATCTTGATATAATTAATAAATGTCTTGTTGAACTAAATTATAAAAAAGTCGGAAATTTTGCAGAATTGGTAAAAAATGACCATTTGAAGATTAAAAATATTTTAAATATTATAAATGCAGAAATTTGTACATTTGATAATTGGAATTTTTTATTAAGAAAGCAAATTTTAACT